ATTGGTCAACTCAGCGCCAGTGAGCTACAAGATCAAGGCGTACTAGCACAATGTCATGTGAACATCATACAATTACTTGATCATAAAGAATTTACTAATTACCAAAGTGAGCTCAAGTATCTATTAGAAAACCAACAACGATTAGATTACATTGCCAGCATGATTGAACGTATACGAGAAAGCGGAAACACGCTTATTCTAATTGATCGTGTGGCAGCAGGAAAAGAATTGGTCGCTAGAATACGTGATGCAGTATTTGTTTCGGGTGCCACCAAAGGCACTGATAGGCAGGATGAATATGACGAAGTGGCAACGGCATCGGATAAAGTCATTGCAGCCACCTACGGTGTGGCAGCAGTTGGCATCAATATCCCTAGGATTTTTAATCTTGTGCTTATTGAGCCTGGTAAGAGTTTTGTACGTGTCATACAAAGCATTGGGCGCGGCATTAGAAAAGCGTCAGACAAAGACTTTGTGCAAATCTGGGACATAACATCGTCATGCAAGTTTGCCAAGCGACACCTAACACAGCGTAAGAATTTCTACAGAGAGGCAAATTATCCATTTGACCTTGAACGCACTGATTATCTATAATAACACTATGAGCAGAATACTAAACCTAGATACCAACAGGTCCTATGACCTAAACGAAATCCCCGAAGAAGTAGAAGACCTACGTTTTTGTGTGTTGGATAATTCCGATCCAAAGACGCCGGACTATTTTTTCATACCCTTGATCTTTTTAGAGAGTTTTAATTCTCCGGCCTTGGTCTTACGCATTGGGGACCATACAGTTAAAATGCCAGTGGATTGGCAACTGTTGATTGGAGAAATCGACATAGGCGACTTAGAAGTCATACCACTGACATCAATCAATGATCGTGGCTTTAGTGCATTTTGTTTTAATCCTATTGCTAGTTATAGACCTGAGTTTCATCAAGTTGAAATAGTAGACATTTACCAAGATGTCAAATGGTATTTTCCCAAGCTCAAGCCTGGGCAAATGTTAGCAGTACCATTGGACACCGACGGCGATGCACCATTGTGTGCTTTTTTTGTAAAAGAAATCAGCAGAGTCAGTGAAGTAGTAGATTTTGGACGGGCTTGGTAATGTCAGAAAAATTATCCATACACAATGAAATGCGTTGTCTAGATCGCAAACAAAGAGATTTCTACGATAGTCTAACCACTGAGGAATTAAAAAAGTTTAGCACCTATCTCATGCTTAAATGGGGCGCCAACATTGATGCAGACCCAGATCTTGCAGAGTACTATTTGCGAGCAGCCAATGAGCGAGTCAACATAGATTTTTTTAGTTTAGGCAGACATAAAAAATTACAGTGGTTATTGTGTACCACAGTGAGTCCGGGCTTGGGCACATATAAACACTATTGGATCAAACCCAAAAGTAAAAACGCCAAGTTGAAAGGCCATCAGTTAATGGAGCAAGAGTTTCCTTTGTACAACGCAGATGAGATTGAATTATTATGCAGGATCAACGATAACAAAGACATGGTTGAACATGCAAAATCATTGGGTTGGGACGACAGGCAAATCAAAGATGACCTATAAGTGCCAGTATTGCCAACGACAATTTACCAAAGAATCTACCCTGGCACATCATGCCTGTGAACGAAAACGCAGGTTTCAACAAGAAAATGAAATTGGTGTACAGTGGGGTTTGCAGGCCTATGTGATCTTCTATACCACTACACAAAACTCTAGCAAATCCAAGACCTATACAGATTTTGTAAACAGTCCATATTATACAGCATTTGTGCGATTTGGTAGACACTGTCATAGCATACATTGTATCAATTTGCATAATTACACTCGGTGGTTATTACGCAACAATCGTCGATTAGATCATTGGTGCAGTGATCAATTTTACACCGAGTGGTTGCAAGAATATCTTAAAAAAGAATCGGTACAAGATGCACTAGAACGCAGTATGCAATGCATGGTAGATCATGCACATGATCATCCTGAATTACGAAATGGTTATCGAGATTATTTTAGGTTGGTGAATGAGAATCGCATATGCTATCATATCGCCACTGGACGAATAAGTCCCTGGATGGTTTACCAAAGTGCCACAGGACAAGAATTCTTAGATCGTTTAGGAGACGATCAAATCAACAACATCATTGACATAATTGATCCTGCTTATTGGCAGGCCAAGTTTCGTGATTCTGAGGAAGATGTGTCTTTTGTACAACAGGTTTTAAAACAAGCACAACTATGAAGTTTACTTCCGACATTGACATTGACTTTGCTGATCGCAGGCAAATACTAGAAAAAATTAGATATCGTGCAGCCAGTATAGATGTCAAGACCAAGCACAACACCGGCGTTTATGTGACTGAAATTCCTCATGATCCTGCAACCAATTCTGCGACCTTGGACTATCGCGTGGCCGAACAGCGTGGATATATCAAGTTGGATTTTCTCAATGTCAATGTTTATCAACAGGTTCGTGACGAAGCTCACTTAATTGAGCTCATGCAACGTGACCCACCTTGGCATAGGCTACTGGATCGATCATTTTGTGAACACATAATTCACATTGGTAATCATTATGATAGTGTTATGAGAATGCCAGAACCTGTCAACAGCATACCCAGGCTGGCCATGTTTTTGGCGTTGATACGTCCAGGCAAGCGTGAATTAATCGGCCGGTCATGGGCGGATGTAGCAGCTAGTATATGGGTGCCGCCCAGTGAAGGTTATTATTTTAAAAAAGCTCACGCAGTTAGTTATGCACACCTGGTGGTCGTGCATATGAATCTACTGGATCTTACGAACCAAGGTAATTGATCTACGCTTGCTGCGTTTAGCAGCCATTTCTTTCAAGTTTATCTGTGGACCGTGACGTATATCTACGTCCTTGCTATTCATGGTCTTTACACAAAACTTGAATTCAGCCCAATCGGTTTTCAAAAACACATTGATGGGAATCATGCGATTGCTTTCCCACCACCATTGCTCGCCGAATTCTAAAAATTTCTTTTTTTGATCATCGGTACGTAAACTACCAAAATCGTAGATAGTTGTGATTTGTTCATCGGAATTTTGAATGATTCCTACATATTCGTTGCCTCCATAGACCAATAAAGTCAAGAATGGAAACTGTGACAACTGCTGTTTAATTTCTTCCACTTTCAAATAAATAGTACAATAATATATGATTACAGTCCAACTTTATTTATATCCGGTTATTATGGTGGTCCATATTTGGGACCCTACGATTTATTCAGTGACAAGGAACCAACCTGTGTATGCCAAACCAATAACAATTTATCAAGGTGTAGACAATCCTGTACAAGTCAGAATCAGGAACCAAGAGCAGCGACCAGTTAATATGTCGGGTCGTAGTCTACAGGTTGATATACAAGACCCGGGTACATACAGTACAGTGTATACTTTTGGTGTGAATTTCAATGATCGTAGTAAAGGATTTGGGTCTTTTGTTATAGACAAAGATACAGTAAATACTTTAAACAAACGTCAATACAAGATTACTTTTAAAGTAGTCAGTGATACTGCGCTGTATGAACAGCCAGTGTATATCGATGATAACTATGGTGTACCGTTGGATTTGATTGTTTTGCCTGCCTATTATGGCGACATGCCGCCACAAGAAGGTGAAACCGATGATTACTTAATAATAGACAGTGGGAACGAATAATGACTATCTCTAACTCAGTATTGAACCTTAATGTAAGACAGCTTTTATTCAAGCGTCAAACTACCGCAGCGGCCGAATTATATGTAGGGCCATCCGGGGAAATAGTTTTTGACACTGGGTTAAAAGGACTCAGAGTCCATGATGGCACCACAGTGGGTGGTGTTCGTGTTCCTACTCTACAAGATGCCAACATAGCAGGCAATGTTTGGGCCAGCTACTGGAGCCAGATTTATATCAATGATGGCTTAATTCCTGTGTATGCATCGATCGCTGATGCAGTGGCTTATACTGCTAATATACAAGGTGATGTAGACGACATCACTGGAAACTTGGCACCAGCATTGGCCAAATTGGAAACAGTTTGGACCAGCTTGGGAAATAATATTAATTTCTTAGGTTTTGTCAACACAGAATTTGCCAATGTAAACCTCAAACTCACTAATGAAACCAATCGTGCTATTGCTGTTGAAACCACTATTGCTGGACAAGTGGCCACCGAAACCAATGCAAGAGCCGCAGCTATTACCACAGTGACATCTGCACTGGCCAATCTTACCAGTGGATTGAATTCAGAAATTTCTACCAGAGCATCACAAACTGCTGGTCTAACAGTAGACATTGCCAATCTCAATACCAACTTGGGCACAGAGATCACGCTACGAACCGCATCAGATGCACTGTTAGGTGCTACACTATCCACAGAGTCAAATGCTAGAATTGCAGCCGATAATCTTGAAGCCAATGTTAGAGCCGCTGCGGATTTGGCCATCACCGCCAATTTGGCAGCTGAAAGTGCTGCTAGAGTTTCTGCTATAAACAATCAAGCCAACATCAGGCTCAACGAAGATCTACGTTTACAAGCCAATATTGTAGCAGAAACAGTGGCTCGTGTTGCAGCTATTGCTGCTATTCAAGCCAACATAACCACCGAAGTGCTTAGAGCCACTGCCAAAGAAGCAGTGCTAGATGCCAACGTTGCTGCGGAATCCAATGCCAGAGTATTGGCTGTTAACACCTTAACTGCCAATTTGGCATCTGAGGTCGCTAGAGCTGTTGGTCGCGAAACACAGATAGACGCTAATGTTGCCGCAGAAACAGCGGCAAGAATTAGTGCAGTTAGCAACGAAGCCAACACTAGGTCAACAGCTGACACCAGTTTACAGGCCAACATTGCTGCAGAGGCCGCTGCTAGATTAGCCAACATTGCTGTAATCACAGCAAATATTATAACATTGGCTAATACTGTGACGTTATTATACGATCGCATAGCTGGTAATGTAGAACTTGAAAAAGCCAGAGCCATTGCTGCAGAGACTGGTCTGCAGGCCAACATTGTAGCTGAAACCATGGCTAGAAACGCTGCGGTTGCAACATTAAACACAGCCATTGGCGCAGAAGCAAATGCTCGTGCAGCAGCCATAACCACAGTAAACGCAACTATTGCCACGGAAACTGCTAATCGCCAATCCAATGCCGCTGCTTTGCAAAGTCAAATTCTTAGTATCCTGAACAACACCAGTCCTGGAGCACTAGACAGCTTGGCTGAATTGGTATTGGCTTTCCAAGCAGCCGATGCTAATTTATTAGTGACTGTAAACACGTTAACCAGTGGGGTTAGTAGTACCATTGGTTCAGAAACAGCCAGAGCTGTTGCGGCTGAAGCCACACTACAAGCCAATATCAATAACGAACGTATATCACGTATCAGTGATATTAATTCGGTATATGCTGCTATTGCCAGTGCTAATGCTGCTCAAAATACTGCTACCCTAAGCGAAGCTGCTGCTAGAGCCGCAGCTGATGTGACTTTACAAACTAACATTAACACGGAAGTCACTAATCGTGCCACTGCAATCACTGCTGTATATGCCAACATTCATGCTGAAATGTCATCTAGACTGGCCGGCGACACTGCTGAAATCACAGCACGAACTGCTGCTGACAACTTACTGGCCGCTAACATTGCTGCGATACAAGCTACACAGCATCAATTAACCAGTGGAGCATTTTCAGCTGATCTGGCCAACACTGGTGTACTCAGTGTTCCTGGTCACTTGATTCCTAAAAATAACCTCAACCAAGACTTGGGATCACCAACACAGTCATGGCGCAATCTTTATGTTGCTGCCAGTACCATTTACTTAGGCACCAGTGCTGTTAGCGTAGACCCGGTGGCTGGTCTGCAGGTGACCACAGGTGGCGCTCCTGCACCACTAAGTGGCAATGTCAAGTTTTCAGACGGTTCCATACAAACCACAGCTTTCTTGCCTAGTTTTATAACCACAGAAGCCGCTGCTCGTCAAGCCGCCGACACCAGTCTGCAGGCCAATATTAACACAGTTGATGCTGCTCGTATATCAGGCAATACTGTGGTGTCTGCTAGAATCACACAGGAGATCGCTGACCGTCAAGCAGCCGATACCAGTCTACAGGCCAATATTACCACGGTGGATAATAATCGTATCGCTGGTAATCTTGTGGTTTCAAATCGTATCACTCAAGAGATCGCTGATCGTCAAGCAGCCGATACCAGTCTACAGGCCAATATTAACACCGTTGATGCTGCTCGTGTCACTAGTAATTCTATTATGGCTGCTTTGGTTGCCAGTGAGATTACCAATAGATCTGCTGCTGATACTAGTTTACAAGCTAATATTACAGCTTTAACCACTGCTACTAGTGCAGCCAACACGGTTGTTAGCACCAGACTCGACAACGAAATCACTGCCAGAAACAGTGCAGTTGCCGCAGCCGAAGCTAATATAGTGGTAGAAACCACTCGGGCGTTGGCTGCTGAAGCAGCTATTGCGGCCAATGTCAGTACACTAGCAGTACAAGTTGCCACTGGACTTAAGCCATCATTGTTGAATGGTGTGTATTTTGCCAACTTAACCATTGGCGGCGAATTATTATTACCTGGCAACGTTGTGCCTACTGCCAACACTGCCAGCATTGGTAAGAGCACAGCGCCATGGAATGAAATCTATGTGACCAACAATGGTTTGAACATAGGCAATGCTGCTATCAGACTCAGCGACAGTGGTGACTTTAAGGTGGCCACTGGAATTCTCAGTACTGGAACCACTGCCAGTGTAAATGATGCTGAATGGCTCAACACCGGACCTGTTATTGCGATGAAGATCTACGGAGACTCAACGCTATTTGGTTTGGTTAAAGGATTTTCAGGCGGTGAAGTAATTGAAGTTAAGTCACCGTTTGTCAGAGATGTTGTTGTACAAAATGCCCCAGTGATACCGTCAAGTCCCAGTGGTGTTGATGGCAATGGCAGAGCTTTTTACAATGTTGAATTCACTGTAGACAGCACAAGACCCAGCGGTATTGTGCCAGGTACAGGCAGTACCACTTATCAATATATTTTAACATTCAAGTTGGCATTTGCCAGTAAGACCAATGTCAATAACTTGATCAATGGTAATGTCAGTGCTAACCTAGACACTGTTGGTAATTTGGCTGTTCCTGGATCCATTATTCCCAAGACTGCTGGAGTATCAGCATTGGGCAGTGCCA